AAGCAGTTCTTTTTAATCAAGACAGTACTAAAATAGATGCTCTGGTAGAGGAACTTGAGAAAGAAAATCCAGAACCATTTAACCATCTCAGACCAAGACCAGAAGAGAAAAATGAAGAGTGGTATAGCTGGAATATAGAAAAGTGGGGAACTAAGTGGGATGTAAACATTGAGGACTACACTCGTGTTGATGACAATACGATTCAATTATTCTTTGATAGTGCTTGGTCTCCTCCAATAGAACTATACACTTATCTAGAACATGAGGGTTGGGATGTAAGTGCTCAATATTCTGAGGAAGGAATGCAGTTTGTTGGTTCTTATTCTGATTTAGAAAACGACCATTATGAATATGATTTTTCTGAAGAGGATTGGCGAGAACATATCCCAGAAGAATTAATTATATTTGGAAATCTAGATGATGGGTATGAGTGGTATAAAGAAAATCTAGAAGATGAAGAACAAATTCATTAACCTTTATATGAAACTGGCTGAGGAAACTGCTAAACTTTCTTCAGCCAGAAGATTAAAAGTTGGAGCAGTAATAGTAAAAGACCACAGAGTTATTAGTCTTGGATATAACGGGACTCCTGCTGGTTGGGATAATAACTGTGAAATAGAAATTGAAAACGAGCATTTAAAGAAATACCCCAACCCACATCAACATCATGTTATAGAACTGAGAACTAAGCCAGAAGTAATACACGCTGAAGCAAATGCTATTGCCAAACTTGCAAGAGATGGTGAGTCGGGTAAAGATGCTACTATGTTCCTAACCCACAATCCTTGCATTGAGTGCGCAAAATTAATTTACGGAGCAGGCATTTCTAAGGTATACTATAAGAATGAATATCGAAACAACGAAGGTGTAGAGTTTTTAAACAAATGCAACATAGGAACTATCTATTATGAAAATCTGTAATCCATGGGTTGATGTTCTCTGGTTTATGCAATCAGGCGATCAAGCAACCACACACAATGATGATAAACAAGCAGAGTTATACAAAACATTAATCGATGAAGAGCATGGTGAATTTACAGAAGCTTTTAAAAACAAAGATGATGTAGAAATTGCTGATGCTTGCTTTGATATGATATGGGTGATTATTGGATATATGTACTCAAGAGGTTGGGATCCTATTGATATTTGGGAAGAAGGTAAAATTTCTAATCACAAAAAGATAGACCCAATAACAAATACTATACACAAACGTGACGATGGAAAGATTCTGAAACCAGAAGGATGGACTCCCCCAAACTTTTCTAAATTTGTTAAATAAATATAATATGAATATATTTTACTTAGATCATGATACAAAAAAGTGTGCAGAAATGCACGTTGATAAACATTGCGTAAAGATGATACTTGAATATGCACAACTACTATCTACTGCTCATCGTGTGCTTGACGGTACTGAGTACGTTGGGAGTACTGCTAATGGACGTAAAAGGATACGTTACAGTCTTCCTGATGATCGTGAATCTGTCTTGTACATGGCTACTCATATCAACCATCCAAGCGCTGTCTGGGTGAGACAATCTATCAAGAACTATGAGTGGTTGTACAAGTTGTTTTTCGATCTAACTGATGAGTATATCCACAGATATATGAAAATTCACAAATGTGTGATGCTTGCTCACCTTCTCAGAAATCCTCCAAACAACATTCCTAAAGATGTTCCATTTACACAACCTACTCCAGCTATGCCTGACGAGTACAAGGTAGCTGGCGACTCTATTAAATCATATCACAACTACTATAATGGATCAAAACAGCGAATGTTTTCTTGGAAAAATAGAAACACGCCGCACTTTATAACCTAAATAAAAATACAATATGCCAACATACGAATTTATTGACACTTCAAATAATGAGATCTTCGAAAAGTCCATGAAGATCTCTGAGCTAGATTCATATCTAGCAGAAAATCCCACACACCAAAGACACCATAGCAGCGCACCACCGTTGGGAGACCCTGTGCGTCTTGGTATTCGTAAAGTCGACAACGGATTTAAGGAGGTGCTACACAAAATCTCAGAAAGAGCTCCAGGAGCGAAAGGACTAAAAGACCACATTCGATAATAACAACAAGGTAGGAAGTTTATATGCCAAGAAGAGCAGAAAACATTTTAGATATAAATGATGGCAAAAAACAAAATAAAAATCATGGGCTAAAAATTAGATTAGATGATTTAAAAACTTTTGATCCTTTAACTGACAATCAAAAAAAGTTTTTTGATTTATATAAGAAGCAAGAATATTTTGTAGCACTACACGGAGTGGCAGGAACAGGAAAAACTTTTATTGCTTTATATAAAGCTTTAGAAGAAGTCTTAGAAAAAGACAATCCCTTTAGTAAGATTATTATAGTTCGCTCAGCTGTGCAGTCCAGAGATATTGGACACCTTCCTGGAGATATAGATGAGAAGATGGAAATCTATAGACAGCCTTATGTTCAAATATGCGATACTCTTTTCGGAAGGAAAGATGCATACCAACGGTTAGAAGAACAGGGGCATATAGAATTTATTTCCACTTCGTTTATTAGAGGTATGAGTTTTGATGATGCGATTATTATAGTTGATGAGATGCAAAACTTAACCTTTGAAGAGATAGATACGGTGATGACTCGAGTGGGATATCGGTCAAAGATTATTTGGTGTGGCGACTACCGCCAAACAGATCTAAATAAAAGAAAGAATGACGTAAGTGGTATTTTAAAATTTTTAGATATAGCGATGCATATGAAAGCATTTAGTAAAATTGAATTCACTATTAATGACATTGTCAGAAGTAGCTTGGTGAAAGATTATATTCTTGCCAAGACAAAATTCGAGGATGCTCAGGATATGTTGAAACCAAAATAGGATAATATATTATTGTGAAGTTTAATCATATATCATACGACCACACAAAGATAACGAGAGCCACTGCCCATGATGGCTCTCGTGTCTACAGAACTCCAACTGGTAAAATGTATCCATCAGTTACTTCTGTAACTGGTCTACTCAAAAAGGATATTATAAAAGCTTGGCGTGCTAAAGTTGGAGATAAAGTTGCTAACGAGATATCCACTCGAGCAGCAAGAAGAGGAACTAAAGTTCACTCTCTCTGCGAATCCTATTTGAGCAACGAGGCAGTCGAACCAGATATGTTTGATCTGGAGATGTGGAATAATATACGTCCAGAACTAGATAGAATAAATAATATACATGCATTAGAAACTCAGCTTTATTCAGATCATCTTCAAGTTGCAGGTACAGTAGACTGCATTGCTGAGTATGACGGAACTCTTTCTGTTATAGATTTTAAAACTTCCAAAAGAGTTAAGAGTAAAAAAGATATAGATGATTATTTTATGCAGTGTTCTGCATATGCAGTTGCCTTTGAAGAGAGGACTGGAGTTCCTGTTGCAAATTTAATGATTATTATGGCAGTAGATGATTCCGAGACGCTTATCTTTAGAGAAAAGAGAGACAATTGGATAAAGCAGTTTATAGAGTTACGAGAAGATTATAGAAAACTAAGAAATATATAATGGAGAACATTTATGGGTATATCTAAAACGCAAGAGTCTTTTGACAGAATACAAAAATTGTTACCAGAGGTGTGGGAAACCTTACACTACAACTGGACTTTAGCATTTGGTGGTGGTTTAACTCTAGAAGAGTTTAACAAAAGCTTAGAAGAAAATAACATAATATCTAAAAGAACAATGGAAACTGCTTACGATGTTGATTTTATAATAAATAACATAAAACTAACAATCGGAAGTCAGTAATGATTACAGTTACAGAAAAGGCAATGGAAAAGATTAATGCTCTCTTACAAGAAGAGGGCAATCCAGATTTTAAAGTTAGAGCATTTGTCACTGGTGGTGGATGTTCTGGTTTTAATTACGGATTCACCTTTGAAGAAAATAAAGATGAAGACGATTTTGAGGTTGGCGGAATTATTGTAGATTCAATGAGCATGCAGTATTTACAGGGAGCTATTATTGACTGGGAAGATAGTGTCATGAGTAGCCAATTTGTAATTAGGAACCCAAACGCTACAGCCACATGTGGTTGTGGTAAAAGCTTTGCAGTTTGACGCTCCCTTAGTTAAACGGTATAACAGTTGATTTGTAATCATCTATTGGCAGTTCGATTCTGTCAGGGAGCACCAACAAAGGAGAATGTATGAGAACAATATTATTTACTTTTCTTATATCTCTTGTTGGGTTAAGTTATGCAAACAGAGAATATTTGGCTGATCCTGTTTTGCAAGTTAATGCAGAACGAGATAAATTAAAATTTGACCCAACTGAGATTCATAAAGTAAGAGGCACAAATAAAATAGAAGCATATTGGGATATCTACGGCGATTATCCTTCTAAAGCTAAAGTATATATGCGAAGGATGAAGTTTTTTGTAGACTGCCACCCAGAAAACTTTCCAGACACAGATAAAGCACGAGTAACATTAAGCACTGTTGCTCTGGGAACAATAGATAATCATATGATAAAGATTATTCTTATTCCTCCAGGAGCCGAAGAATGGATGTTCTGGGACGAAGTTTCATTTATGACACCAGAGCATATTAGTAAGATATGCACCTATAAGGGAGAATAATATGCGGTACTTAGTAATTGCAGTAGTTTGTATAGCGTTGATGATTGCTATGGCTTCTATAACTAATGCAGACGACTCGCCTTACTGCTTGACTAAAGCAAGTCTTGCTAAAGATGTAGTATCTAGTATTAATGATGGACTAAATCCGCAAAATATTAATTTTGCCTTTCCTAATGTTCAATCTGAAGAAGAAGCCGAAATTGCAGTAGCTTGGGCTCAAGAAATTATGCGTGAAGTGTTACTAATTATGAAGGAAGAGAAAGATCCAGTAAAGGTATATAATTTAATAAAGGATAGTTGTATAAATCCTTCTGATAAACAAATATAAGGAGATACTCTTGGCAGCGCCAAAAACGAAAAAGACTACAGTAAATGCAAAAATTCATGAGCCTGTTCACAAAAGAACTTCTATTGGTGGACCAAGACCTAAAACCAGTTCCATGAATAAGACTAAAAAAAGAAGCTATAAAAAGTACCGTGGGCAGGGAAGATAAGCTTTACTTTAATTAAAAAAAGTAGTATAATTTATACTAATTTGGGGTAAAACCTAAATAATAAACTGCTCTGATAAAAAGGAGCATTTAAGGAGTTTTGTAAATTGTACTTGTCAACAGAAACAATTTGCATTTTTCAACTAAAAAGGAGATCCACATGAAATTGGATTGGAATCTTGCGGCACATGTTGCTGTCGTTATGGTTGTAGTAAACCTAGTAGGTAATGCGACAGGTTGGTGGTAATCCACAAACCACGTTAAACTTTGATTTGACGTAGGTCTTGCCAGTTCTTCCTTAAAGAACTGGCATTTTGATTATGAAAGCGATACCAATAGGCTAATATCTTAGACATGGATCAACTTCCAAAAAACAGGGGCAGGGGTAATGTCCTGTGTAATGGACCACGGTGGAAACACTATAAGCCAAATGGTCTCTATACTATGGGATGTAACTTTCCTCCAGTGCCAGTAGACGCAACGTCTATAATTGATAGAGATGTAATTAGAGTATGGGCAACTGACAACGTAAAGATGCTGACTAATAAAGTGGTTCTAAACAGAGCCAGCTCAGAAACTATAAAAGAACACAGAAGATTTTTTTCTCTAGAACAAAATACTATAAAAGTTTTGGGGACAGTAAATGTATTAAGAAATTATTATAGTTCTGGTCATTGGGCAGCATATGCTATGATTCGTTTAGGATTTACAGAATTAGATATTTACGGTTGTGATTCTTATTTTGATGTGGACATTGGTAGTTATACAGATAATTTTGTAGAAAAAGGTAAACCGAATTATAATCCAAAATTTGTGGGCGAATGGCGCAAATCTTGGAAACGTCTTTCCCAAGAAGAGGGTAAAGGTGTTACGTTTAATTTTATTGACAAAATAGAAGAGGACGGCACAGTTGTTAAAGAAGTTCTGTATGTTGACAGAAAAGCGCAACTGGATCCCTAAGGAGGTATAACATGAAGAACGAAATATTTCTTTCATTTACTTTGCTTACTGCTGTATTTCTTATTGCTTATACAGCATATCCTAAGAATATTTCATCGCCTCAAATCGAGGTAAAAGAATTTCAATCAAGTTTAATCTTACCCAGAGTTAAAAAAGAAATACAATGTCTGGCTGATAATATGTATTTTGAAGCTGTTGGTGAACCATACATCGGACAAAAAGCTGTTGCTCTGGTGACCTTAAATAGAGTTAAGAGTCCTAGATTTCCTGACAGTATTTGCGGTGTAGTAAAACAAGGAATTGTCTCTAAGTGGCATACAGAAAACACAGGCAAGATAGTACCGATTAAACACAAGTGTCAGTTTTCTTGGTGGTGTGATGGTAAGCCAGATGTAGTTTATGACAGGAAAGCTTATGAATCGATTTATAAGATGGCAAAACAAATTGCTCTAAATTCAGAATTGAATTATGATATAACTGGTGGAGCACTTTGGTACCATGCTGATTACGTTGCACCCAGTTGGAGAAAAATGAAAGTTAAAACAGTGAAGATTGGGCAACACATATTTTATAAGGATAAAAATAATGGCACAAAAACTAAACTTTCAAGTAACCGAAGGGCAAAAGATGGCTCATTCGTTCTACTTGCTGATGGACGAAATTAATTATACTTCTGCTAAATCAACAATAGATTGGATATTTGAATCAAATTTTTCAGAAGAAAGACCAGAATTATTAAACCTTATTATTTGCTCTCCTGGAGGAGATTTGAATGCTGCGTTTGCAGTGATAGATGTGATGAGAGGATCAGCAATACCAATTAGAACTTTTGGTATAGGACAAATTGCTTCTGCTGGACTTTTAATTTTTATTGCAGGTGATAAGAAAATGAGAATACTAACTCCCAACACCAGTATTCTTTCTCATCAATATAGCTGGGGAGCCTTTGGTAAAGAACACGAGTTATTTGCTCAGATTAAAGAATATGATTTAACAACCAAAAGAATGATAAACCATTACAGAAAGTGCACTGGATTGCCAGATAAGAAGATTAGAGAGGTATTATTGCCTCCACAGGACACGTGGCTTTCCGCTTTGGAAGCTAAAAAGCTGGGTATCTGCGACTATGTTAAAGATCTCACATAAAATCAAGGACTTATACCCCTTTACTTTAATTCGGCAAAGTGGTATAATATATGGAGTTGCTTATGTCTAACGATTGGCGCAACGGCGGAACTCTTCAGTATGGCGTTTCTGTTTCTTACAAGCGTAAGGAAGAACAGAAATGGCTTTCTAGAGAGTTTTGGGGTGATAATGCAGTAATAGATGCGAAAAACTACTTCGATATTATTTTTGACGAAGCAGAATATCCTTCTTTTACGACTATATGTAGAGGTGATGATGGGAATGATGCCAGCGTGGTTTACAACGACACGGAACAGAAAGCCGAGGAAGCCTAAGTTTCGTACAGCAGAAGCTAAACAAAAATACGAACAGAACCTTAGAAATTGGGAAGAGCTAAAGAAACGCCACGGAGCAGATTCAAAAAAGACTCCAAGCTTTGTACCACTTACAAGTTACAAACTAACACCACCTGTCGGCAGAAAATCAGCAAAGCACTATCCTAGCTGTGGAACTGCAGGCATGGGTGTTGCAACTAAGTCTGAAAACAAAACCTACACAGGAACCAATATCTTAGGAATAGGAACTTTGCATAAGTCTAATGCTGTTCCCATTTTTAACGATACCGAAGCTAAAGATATTGCAAAAATGCGTCGTTAATACTTTATTTTAATTCACTCTTGGAGTATACTATGAATATGGACTTGACAGGTATCGATAAAAAAATTGCTTCAGCGTACAACTATGGTACGAAATCTGAACTCAAAGAACTACGCAATCAACTTGTTAGTTACAAGATGGAACTGGATAAGTTTATGTCAAAATATCTAACTATGTTTGAGCGGAAGATGTCTTATGATGAGTTAGACACTCCAATATGGAACTTGTACCATAAGAAATATGATGAATATACTAAAGTCACAAAGAGTTTAAACACAGCTGAATACTATATTAATAAAAAATAATTGGGAGATATAATGCTTAATCGTGTTCCAAACGTAACTTTTAAAACAAGAGTTCGTGATGAAAGTATTGGCGGAGATAATCCTTATCGTTGGCAGGATATGACCACCGATGATTACTTTACCAATAAAAAAGTTATTTTGTTTTCGCTTCCAGGAGCTTTTACTCCAACTTGCTCAACTTTTCAATTACCTAATTTTGAAAAGATGTATGAGGCATTTAGAGGACAAGGAATAGACGACATATACTGCATGTCAGTCAACGATTCGTTTGTTATGAATGCTTGGGCGAAATCTCAAAACTTACAAAACGTAAAGGTAATTCCAGATGGTTCTGGTGAGTTTACTAGACTTATGGGTATGTTAGTTTGTAAGGATAACTTGGGATTTGGTATGAGGTCTTGGCGTTACGCTGTTCTTGTAGACAATAAAGAAATTGTTAAATGGTTTGTTGAACCAGACAGAGAAGATAACTGTGGTTTGGATCCTTACGGTGAAACTTCTCCTGAAAACATTTTCAATCAAATCTCAAGAATAAGTGGATTATAATGTTCAACAATGCAAATGAGTTCTCGCTCTACATTGAACAGATTGTTAGAGATAAAAAAGTTCCTTACATGGATGCTATATTAGAATACTGTAAGGAAAACTATCTTGAACCATCTGATGTAACTAACTTTATCAATTCTAATTTAAAAGATAAGTTGGAGTTAGAATTCAGAGAATTAAATTATCTTCCTAAACAAGGAAAACTTGACGTCTAACGGATATGACAGTGAACGGTTTTAAAGCTTACAAATATTATATGGCAGTGAAACTACACTTCACAACGGACAAGTATAATGTTTTCGATACTGGAGGCAAGGTCAAGGGATCTGTTGATGCATTTAAGCGTAGATCTGATCGCTTCCATTTCGAAAACATAGCACATAAAATATCAGAAGATAAAAAGCTGATTCAATATTATGTGGCAAACTTTGCCTACGGAAATCCAGGAATGATTTGGGAGCAAGAAGAAGCTCAAAAGAATTATGTAACTTGGGTTAAACGTAGAGAAAGTATTGCATATATTTTCCGTGAAGATACAATGAAGATATTGGATCACTGCGAAAAGGAAAGACTGGATAAAAACAGATTGTATTCATTTGTTGGTGGCGATTATCCTGAGTTACTAAAACTTTACATTGGAAAGCATATAACGCTGGAAACAATGAGGATTTTAGATGATTTTGATAATTACCTCACCGAATGGAAACTAAACGATTCTTTGGCTTTGTTATGGGACGGTGAACGCAGAAGAATCGAGAAGTGTAAGCGGTTCGTAAAATATGACAAAGCTCGTATTGAACCGTTGTTTTTAAATTTTAAAAAGGAGTTAGATGTACTTTAGCCATGGGACGTACTTTTAAGAGAGAGACTTTTAATCGGTACGACGACTGGGACAATAAATTCTCAGAAAATCGTAAAGGTAAAAAGAGCATGAAAATCATAAATAAATATGTTGATGAGGATTATAATGAAGACAACATTGACTTTAATTATGAAGAAGAATATACTAAACAATACGACAATTAATAATACACTTTTATACGGAGACAAATATGGATATTAATACTTTACGAAATATGCGTAATAAAGACTTTGGTGAAATTGCCAAAGCTTTTGATAAGATCGCAACCCCCACCACTACAGAATCAAAGTCTTATGCAGACGAGCGGTTCTGGAAACTAGAACAAGATAAAGCAGGTAATGCTACCGCCACCATTCGATTTCTTCCAAGGGTTGAGGGTGATGAGTTACCATGGGTTAGAGTTTTTAAACACTCTTTCCAAGGTCCAACTGGACGCTGGTATATTGAGAACTCATTGACCACTTTTGGTGAGAAAGATCCTGTGGGCGAACTCAACAGCCGTCTGTGGAACTCTGGTTCAGAAGCTAACAAAGAATTGGCAAGAAAGCAGAAACGTAGACTTTCTTATATTGCTAATATTCTTATCGTTAACGATCCTAAACATCCAGAAAACGAGGGCAAGGTATTCTTGTTCCAGTTTGGTAAAAAGATCTTTGATAAGATTATGGATAAAGCTCGTCCAACCTTTGAGGATGAGAAGCCAGTTAATGTTTTTGATCTATGGGAAGGAGCTGACTTTAAGTTGCGTATGCGTAAGGTTGATGGATATGCAAACTACGATCAATCTCAGTTTAACGAGCCTTCAGCACTTTATAGTGGTGAAGAACAGAAACTGCTAGAGGTTGTTGGTCAGCAATATAAACTTGCTGAGTTTTTGGATAGAGACAAATACTTCAAGTCTTTTGATCAATTATCTAAGAAGTTGTCTGATGTTTTGGGCGACGGTGAGCCAATGCCATCTGCTTCGGATCTAGCTGAAGAAGATCGTCCTAGACCTAAAGCTGCAGTAACTGCTTCTGGAGATGATGACGACGGAATGTTATCATACTTTCAAAAGATAGCTGACGAAGACGAGTAAAAAGAAAGGGGAGCTTGGCTCCCCTTTTTATCCTGGATAAGCGAAATCAGTGCTTCTTTCATTATACCTTCGTAAAGAAGAACTGTTATCTCTAGTATTTTGTCTAACTGTAACATTTTGATTTTTATTAACAGTATTTAAAGTTCTTGCATCTGTAACTACATTTGCTGTAGTTTTAGGTATATTCATCTCTAATTTTTTCATATCATTATCAGTAGATATAGCCTGTAAAGTATTCCCAGTTTGCGAAGATCCATAGTTTTTTTCTTGTAACAAATCAGTTGCTTTAGAATCAGTAAAATTAACTTTCATTTTATCAAACCAACTTAACTGATCGTATGCCTTTTCTTCAGCTATAACATCAGCAACCATGGAACTACCATCAATACCACTTTCTACATTTTTCTTTACTTTATCATAAACATCATCAGATACCATTCTTGTTATTATTTCACCAGTGGTTGGATCTTGATATTGAATAACTCCCTCACCAGAAGCAGATCTTTCTGCCTTAAACCCTTCTCCACTAATTCTGTCTACACCACTACTACTCTCATCAGCATTGCTTTCTGGTTGATCTGACTTAAATGGATACCATGGTCCAACAGTAAACTTTTTACCGAAAACACTAAATCCTATTTCTGGTATACCAAAGTTTTCAAAGAAACCCAATACCTTATCTTTTATCTTTTTAAACCATTCTATTACTGGATCAAATACTTCCTTAAATGGTTCGTAAATATATTCTTTTATTAGATCTCCAATATACTCTAGTCCTCCCCATATTGGATCAATAATCCACTCTTTGAATAGTCCCCACATCCCAGTAAACACTCCAGATATGGTTTCTTTAACCCAGTCCCATGCTTTACCAAGATATTCTGGTATAGAGCCTAGCATATCGGATATGCCAGTAATCATCTTATCGAACAAATCACTGAAACTAAAAGAGTCTAACCATTTACTGGCGTTTTCAAATCCAAATTTTTCTAGTATCCAAGAAACTCCACTCTTTAAAATATCTGCTGGCATCATAACTAATGTTTTTATGATTCCTTTTAATGCTGCTCCAATTACTCCAAGCAATCCACCTTCTTGCCACGCAGAAGTAAAATAATCTACAACCGAGCTTAACATACCAGTTATGCTGTCGACGAAGCCATTAAAGATATCTGTAAAACTAAATGAGTCCAGCCATTTACTGGCGTTTTTCATCCCAAACAAATTTAATATCCAAGATACAGCACCCTTTAACATATCAAGTGGGGCTGTTATCAGTGAGTTGAAGAATCCCTTAATTGCTCCTCCAATTGCTCCAATTATGCCACCCTTTTCAAATCCTGCTATTGTACCTTTTACTGTATCCCATATTGTCATTATTATCAGTATTGGATATGCAATCCGTTTTACGAAATTTGCTACTAACCCAAATGCCTTCCCGAATCCACTAAAGGCTTTTCCAATACTTCCAAAAAATCCTGATATTTTAGGAAATATTTTTGAAAATGCTGAAACGCCATCTTCTGTTTTTTTGAAAAATCCAAGAACTTTGGAAAATTTACTTCCAATACTGGTAAAAAAGGTTCGCATTTTTGTTATGCCATTACCAATACCTGTCATAACCCTTGCTATGGTACCTTCAGTTTTTAATGCTTTAGTAAAATTGATAATTGGTTGGAAGATTGATCTTATTGCTGTGGTCAGTCTTGTTAAGATTGGACCTATGTATTTGTTATTGGACAACACCTTGAGTTTAGAAACGAATGAATCAAAAATCATTCGTATTCCAACTCTTATAGCCATAAGTTTTTCAGAAAATAAATTTCTTATTCCAGTTAGATATCTTCCTGCTACTTTTCCTATTTGCGCAAATTTTTCAGAAAATATGAATCTTATGATATCTAATTCTTTTTTTGCTAGTACCAGTAGTTTTGAAAAAGCTCCACCTAAAAAGAATTTTATTGTTTTTAGTTGAGCTCCAATTAGTCCAATTACTGCACCTACTGCAACTCCAAGAGCTAAAAATAGTTTTCCAATACCTGAACTTTCTGCAAAGTCAGTTTTAGTATCTTCTTCTTTTACAACAGGCTTTCCTGATAGTTTATCCCTGATTTCTTCTAACAACGTTATCATTCTATCTTGGCGTTTTATGTTTTCAAACTGATCCTCTTTTGCCTGACCAAGTACAGGATTTTGTGCATCACCACCACTCTTTCTGCCGTCTAAAGAGAATGCAGTTCGCATCAAGTCAGCAATTGAGTTTAGAATATTATTTGTTATTGCGGATTTAGAATCTACTGAGATGAGCAATTCTCTAACCTTCTCCATAGAAGAATTGGTTATTTTTTGCTCATCTAATAGGAGTGTAAATGAATTATCCATTTATTATTTTTGTCCTTCTAATTTTCGTTTTTCTTCCTCTAAATGCTGCAATAACATAGAAACATATATTTCTCTTTCAAATGGAATCATTTCCTCAAGTTCGGTCAAAGTATATTTGTGGTGTTGCATTAATCCAAAATTTACTTTGTAATAACCAATCAAATCTTCATGACAAAGGTTAATTAAAAAAAACTGTTTATACCCTCAACTCTTGTTTGCTGCTTAACTTCACACACTGGACAAATGTAATCTAGATCAGTGTATATTTTTGGCAAAGTTTCAAAAAAGTTCTGTATTTTACTAAATTGATCTTGCGTTAAGTTGTTTAAAAACTCATCAACTTCTTCTTTGCTTAGGTCTTTTGTGTGAAATACTTCTTCTGTATTGTATATGTAATCTATACACTTAGAAACCATTCCAAATAATTCTTCGACATCTCCATCTTGTATATTTTCAAATCCTCTTATCATGTCAAAGTTTGGATATTTCATCATAACTCCAACATCGTCAAACAAAGGTATTTTTTTATTGTGGTTTTCGTCTTTTTTAACTTCTATATTTGTTAAGTCGTAAGATACTTTTGCTCTAGCCTTTTCATCAGTACACGTATTGCATTTTATAACTAGTTCTACAGTTTCTCCAACAGACTTAGCTCTTATTTGTGTGAAAAGATATTCTAAGTCAAATAATGCTAAGTTGGAAACATCAATTTTATTGAAAGTACACGCTGAAATTACATCTTTTAATGTGTCTATCATAACTCCTTGCTTTTCGCTCTGCTGAGCCAATAACAAAGACTTTTGTTCTTTAACTATAAATGGTCTAAAATTTACAGTTTCTTCAGTTGAAGGAATTGTTACGCTATATTTTGGTGCACTTTGAATCGGTAATGCCATTACTATTCTCCTTTATTCATAGTCGAAATTAACTTATTCAACTCAGCGGTGCTTCCAACAAAAATTGAATTGTTGGTCACGTTTTTTTCAGTTTTTGATCCCTTTGGGTTATCTAAGTTTTGCTTTTGTTTATGTAAATCCATTAGTTGTTGATTTACATCTGCCAATTGCTTAATTAAATTTCCCACTACTTCAAATGCTCTTGGATGCTCGCTTTGTTTAGCAACTTCTAGAGCATTTGTTAATGCATCTTCACCTTGTACCAGAAGTATTTGTAAATTTTTTCTAGATGCATCATAATCTGTTTCTATCTTTTGATTCCCACTGGATATCTCAGGTTCTTCAACTATCTCAGGAACCAGCGATTTTTCTTCAGGAATTATTTCAACATCAAACACTTCAGATAATTTATCATTCATTTTCATAAAATTGTATTAGCCTACTATCCATCCAATAGGTGGTTGCGTCTTAGTTGGTGATGTGGGCGAGGTATCAGCAACTACTCGTTTTTCTTTATTTGCCCAGTATTTATATATAAAACTTACAGAAAGCTTCATAGCTTCTTTGGAAGAATAGTCTAAAGCAATCGCATTAACTGTCTTAGGATATGCTTCGTACAAAGTACACGTATAGATTAACTCTTCTGATACGTCTTGAACACCTATTTGTATAATACTCGTGTATCTATCATAATATTCCATTGTTCTGTTTCCATTAACATCTGTCTTTTGAATACTATTTTGCCAATCGTCAAAAAATTTCTTAATATTTAAATTGGAATCAACATAAAAAGATAGCGTTAATTGATCATATAATTTCTCATACGGCATTTCTCTAAATTCACCGAATATTCGAGCTTGTGTTGTAGAAATATTTATTCCTGGAAGCTGAGTTGCATCACACAGTAGAGTCATATCTCTTAGACTTTGACCTTCTGGCGGGTACAGAGACAATACTGCAGGGGGGGTAATATTTACCGTAAATCTATTAGTTCTAGCGATACCGTTACGCTTTACTAAAGCAATAAAGTCGCTTAAAGGTCTTGATATATTCTCTGCCATTAAAATCTTCCTATTTTTCTAGAGTCTGCCCAAACTTGTACTGAAACAGCTCCTGTAAATTGTTCTACAGGAAGTAACATCGCTGTTGTCCAGTCTTTAGCAGGCACTTCTTTAAATAAACTTTTAATATTTGACCTCAAATAGTGTTTTACACAAGGTTTTACCGCTGCAAATTTGGTAGAACCTTCTAACATACTCCATGTCATTCTTAATTTGGTGTTTTCATCCATTTTTTTGTTAGATGCAAACATCATAAGCCGATCTAATAACCTAATTCTCATATAATACGGTAAATAATGTAAATTTATACCTAAAAATCCGTTTGATAAGCTTTTAAACGGAAAAACTAACGGAAATTTGTCCCAATAAGGTAGTTCTTCCTTAGTTTTAGCGTCGTAAACAAACATATACAGCCTACCTAAAAGGATTTTTTGAGTTAGGGAAGCTGGATTATCTCTTAAAACCTGTTTTACAGTATATCTTTTCTTTCTCAAAAGCAAAACCTGTTGATCAAACCATGATCTAGACTGCTGTTTAGCTGCTTCTAGGTTATATTGGTTTTGCTCGAATATTTTAAGTAAACTGGTCGCCATATTCTATTTATTTAGCTAATTCCAAGGTGTTTTTCAGTTAAAATTATGAAATCCCACCCTCTATCTTTAGCAAAATTGCTTGCAGCTTTCCATTTTGCTTGATTTTTGATAAAATAAAAGGATTCTGTTAGATATTTTCTAGTCCTTTTTCCTGGATAATTTGGTGGTTTTGTTTGCTCTTCTGGCTTTATTTCAACTAAATAAGTCTTGAGCAGACCTTCTTTATTTTGTATTTGAATCCTAAAATCTATGAAATAGCGGTGAATTTTATTGTCTGTCGGGCAGCGGTAAGGAACAACGGTTTCCTCGCTTTGCCACTTCAAGACTTGCGGATTTTTATCGCACCAAACCGCAAATCTGGTCTCCCAAGAGCTTCTCATTATAATATTTGAGGAGTCTCCGTTATATTTTTGGGGATTTATAGGTTTATATTTTCTTTTGTGGAACATATATAAATATTACAAAATAATAAGCATATTTAGGTAACTAACCTAGCAAAACAAGGAATTTCGATGCCATATAACGGTATGATTAATCATCCTGCTGCCACCGCTACTGTTGGAGATGGACAACTAGAATCAGAAAATAGAAGAATAGCAATTGAAGAAGAAATTGCAGCCAATGAGGGATTTAAAAGCGCAGGTAAGTACGATCAAAACAAATATAAATCTGAAGGATTTTCCTATCCGATCGATATAAACAATCCAGAGTATGGAAATAATTATGTTGTTTTTTACATAAATGTTCAGCAAGATTCAAAGTTGCTGAAAAAACCAGAAACAGAAACAGTAAATGAAATCGTACCATCAGCAAGAAGAGCTGCGATAGCAAATGAAAAATATGGTGCATCTCAGATTAAAGCAGTAGCTACAGTAATTGGAGCTGCTGGTGGAGGAGGAGCAGCTCTTGTAACAAATGCGGCTAAAGGACTTCCTGGTGGAGCTCTTACTCAAGTTGGTATTGGTGCAGGTCTCGGATATGCTGTTGGAGACATAGTAGCTAGTCAACTTCCAGCAGTTAGTAGAGGTGTAAAGAGGTTGAAGTCCGTAATAACACTGCATGTTCCAAATACTTTAAATATATCCTACAACACACAGTATTCTGAGGAAGATACTATGGCAGGTCAGGCAGCACTGCAAGCAGCAGGATTTGCTTTAGATCAAGCTAAAGCGTTGGGAGATAATATTACTAAGGGACTTGATGCAATTATTAATCAAGCTTCAGATGCTTGGACAACAGGATTGGCTGGAAGCTCTGGAGCAATAGCAGCTTATGGAATTTCTAAACTACCTAATGCAGTTCAAGCTTCTGCGGGATTAGCTCCAAACCCAAAGAAGGAACAATTATTTAAAGGAGTTGATTTTAGAACCTTTACGTTCGATTATCAATTTTATCCTAGAAATGTAAATGAAGCAAAAAATGTAAAAAACATTATCAATCAATTTAAACTTCATATGCATCCTGAGTATAAAGATGATGGCGCTTGGCTATTTCTTTATCCATCGGAATTTGATATTGTGTATTACCACAAAGATGAAGAAAATATGAATATACACAGGCACACTTCTTGCGTCTTAACTTCTATGAATGTAAATTATACTCCCCAGGGACAGTTTACTACATTTGAGGGTGGTATGCCAACGCAAATTAATGTAACATTAACATTTAAAGAGCTCGCCATTCTTACTAAAGAAAATATCGATGCATATAAATTTTAATTAGGATATAACATGTATTTTCAAAAGTTTAATAATTTTATATATGATTTTGATATTGATGGAAATGGAGAAAGAACATTAACATTAGTAGCAGACATTACTAAAAATGTAAGATTGCGAAATGAAATTCTTTCAAACATAACATTGTATGATGAGTATGATATGAGATATGGAGACACTCCAGAAATAATTGCTGAGAAAGTTTATGGATCTGCAGAATATCATTGGGTGGTGATGTTGTGTAACTTAAGATATGATTGGATAAATGATTATCCTATGGCACAACCAGAATTAGACAGATATGTAACGCAAAAATATGGCTCTGGAAATGAATATGCTACACATCACTACATTGATTCTAATGGATTTGAAGTTGATTCTGACAACGCTGAGGCAACCTCAGTTTCAAACTATTCCTATGAAGATTCTCAAAATGAATCGAAAAGAAGAATAAAATTAATTTCAAGTAAATTTTTACAAAATATCTTAAAGTCTTTTGAAGAAATAATGTAATGGCTTCATCCAATAATGAAATACGACAGGCTGGTGATGTAACTATTCAAAAGGTAGAGATAGTTAACACATCAGGATTTGGTCAAGACATAACTGGTCAGTGTATAGCCATAGAAGTATATGAAGATCTTTTTTCTCCATTTACAACAGGAGTTTTGATTGTTAGTGATACTTTGGATTTAATGAATTTATTTCCACTAACTGGAGAAGAGTTTGTAAATATAAAGATAAACACTCCAACATTTGATCAACAGAAAAATACAAAAACTGGAATTATTGAAGATACCTTTTACATATACAAATCTTCAAATAGAGAAAAACTTGGAGATAAAAAAATAACATACCGATTACACTTTATAAGTGTAGAAGCCATAATTGATTTAAATACAAGAATAACTAAAGCTTTTTCTGGTCGTGGATCTGATATTGTTTCAGAAATAGTTAGTTCTACTAGAGGATTAAATTCCAAAAAGAAATTGGTGCTTGAGGAAAGTTCTAATTCCTTCAAATTTGTATCCAACTACTGGAATCCTACCCAAGCAATAAATTATGCAGTTTCAAAATCTATGAATATAAATTCAGTTTCTTCATTTTTATTCTATCAAAATAGAGATGGATTAAATTTTAGAACATTAGAGTCTATATATGGAGAACCACAAATACAAGATTTTGTAGCAGATAATTATGTGAGAGCTATTAATATGGGGCAAGCTGTGAAGGATATAAATGAAGATTACAAACGAGTAGAAGAAATTTCTATACCAGAAATTTTTGATTATATTGATGATATTAAATTGGGAAAATATTCTTCTCAAATGATAACTCACGATCTAGTTACAAAAAAATATATCAATAAAAACTATTTCTCAGAAAATGATTTTGAGAAAGAGGGACATTTGAACCAAAATTCTCCAATTTCTAAAGATTATATACACAGAGCTGGCTCTAAGATTTTTGTAAAACCTTCTTCTAAAAATAATTTTACTGGTGTTTTCGATTCCTCTGGCACAGGAACAATACAAAGAAGAAATTCTTTGCTACAGCAAGCAGAAAATCAAAAAATAAACATTACCGTTCCTGGAAGAATAGATTATACTGTAGGAAGAACTGTTAATCTTAAGTTATACAAGATGAGTCCAGTTTCTAAAGGAGAAACTGATACCATAGATAATCTCTTCTCAGGAAAATATGTAACATCAGCAATAAACCATTACATTGGAAGAGATACCCATACTTGTTATATGGAGTTAATTAAAGATTCATTAGTTATGGATAAGAATAGGTAGAGATTATGCAATTATATACAGGTTGTGTTGAAAACAGAATGGATCCACTTAAACTTGGCAGATGTCAAGTTAGAGTTGTTGGTGTTCACACGCACTTAAAAGCAGACTTACCAACAGAAGATTTGCCATGGGCACATCCAATGCAACCATTAAATTCTGCTGCGATTAGTGGAATAGGATTTAGTCCAACTGGACCAGTTGAAGGAACATGGGTAGTAATTTATTTTAGAGATTATCCAGATAACCAACAACCTGTTATTCTCGGAACAGTGGGTGGAATTCCACAAGAGTTTGGATCGATTGATGAAGATGATCTTAGCTTATTGTTGAAAGACGATTATGGAGTTGCTAAAAACGGAACTCAAGTTACAACCGATGCAAGCGGAACTATTTTATCATCAGGCGATGTTGGAGAACCACAAGAACAATCTACCACACCAGATTATTCTGGTTTAAGACCAGTTAGAGACTTTTCAGAAGTTAGTTCTAAGGGTATAGCTCTAATAAAACAATTCGAAGGATTAGAATTAGAAGCATATCAAGATTCAGTTGGAGTTTGGACAGTAGGTTATGGAACTACACGCATAAATGGTGTTGCTGTTCAAGCAAACAGAAGAATTACAAAAGAAGAAGCTGAAAAATATCTTTTAGAAGATTTAAAAAAACAGTTTTTGCCAGGAGTAAAAAGAGATGTAAAAGCTCTTGTATCACAATCTATGGTAGATGCGCTTTGCTGTTTTGCTTATAATCTTGGTAACGGTAATCTTAAAAACTCAACTCTCTTATCAGAATTAAATGCAGGCAATTATGAAAATGCTGCAGCAAGATTTAATGATTGGGTAAAGGCTGGAGGAAAAGTTTTAAAAGGATTAGTAACTAGAAGGAATGCTGAACGAGCTCTGTTTTTAAGTGATGGAATACCAAATATAGCTGGTGGATTAACACCAGTAGCACAAGAGCAAGTTCCTGTTGGACAATCTTATACTGATTCCAAAGGCAATACCATTGAAAGATCAACTGGATTATCAAATCAAGGTTCTTCCTCGCAATATGGATTTAGAGATCCTACAGGTAAATATCCATTATATACAAATGAGCCTGATACGCACAAATTAGCTAGAAACGAAGACATCACCAATACAATTGTATTTAAAAAAGATGCTTCTAGAGATAAATCTGTTGAGATAGCAAATTCTACAGAAACTTGGGATCAATCTCCAAATCCATATAATGCTCAGTATCCATTTAACCATGTTTATTGTAGCGAATCTGGCCATATATTTGAGTTTGATGATACTCCAAATTCAGAAAGAATAAATTTACATCACAAATCAGGAACTTTTAGTGAAATAGATGCAAATGGAACTAGAGTAAATCGTATAGTAGGTGATGGCTATGAGATATTAGAACGTAATGGATACGTCCATATTATAGGATCTCAGTATGTTACGATTGAAGGTTCACAAAAGGTTAAAGTTAAAAATGCGTTAGATTTAGAAGTTGATGGTGCAACTACTATAAACATTTACAACAATGCTACAGTTAATGTTAGTGGTAACGCTAAGATGTCAGTTGGTGGAGAATATGCATTAAGAGCTGCTTCTATTAAAATGGAAACTACTGGAAATATTGACATTAAAGCAGGAGGAAATTTTGCAGTAGATTATGTTCGTGGAGATTTTGGTACTGGTGCTGCTTCTAGTGGATTGTCAGCTCCTCAAGCTGTTAAAGAAATAACTGAAAAAACTTTTAGTAAGTTGACAACAGTTAATCGTTCACTTTCTACATCGCAAACATATGAAACTCCAGAAGAAGGAGATCCATCTAGCTTCATAGCAAGACAGCTCGAGCGTGGAAATATAGCTTCTGATGAATTAAATTCTGGAGAAATAGTTTCTTCAACTGGTCCAATAGAAAATAATCTAGTACCAGAGGAAACAGATTGTGATTTTATCCGAAATATGGATACTAGCAAGTTTAGTTCTTCTTTAGTTCTGTCAAAATATTTTAATCTTGGGCAAGTAACTTCAAATTGGACTAGAAAACCATGTAATCAATTTGGACTTACTCCACAAGATATTGTTTGTAACCTTAGAAATTTATGCGTAAACGTATTAGATCCTATAAAAGAACGTTGGCCAAATATGATTATTACCAATGCATTTAGAAAACCTGGAGACGTTTCAGCTTCCTCTAAAGTTTCTCAACATTATAAAGGACAGGCAGCTGATATTGTTTTAGGAGGATTTAGTAGGACAGAACACTACGAAGCAATTCAAGAAATACAACAGTTAGTTCCTTACGATCAATTATTGTTAGAATATTCTGGACCGACTACTGTTTGGATTCACATATCTTTTATTACCAAAGGAATAAGAAAACAGCACTTTACTATGAGAGACCATAGTCGAGTGTCAGATTTTGGAACATTTACTTTGATAACATAATATGGCTTGGTCACCGACAGACACAAATTTAGGAACTTATAATGAGTTGTCAGATGTTTCTGAGACTATAACTTATACCGATGGTGGCACTAGTTATACAGTTACATTAACACCACAGCAAACAGATCCTACTACGTTGACTTTGTCGAATGATGATCCAGCTACCATAACAGGATATTATGATAATGTATTTACAGACACTATACAATATAGAACCATAAATGATACTTTTGTAGATGTTACTAGTTTTAGCGATATAGATTTAGACAAGTTAAGTGAAATGATTTATTATATTCCAGATTCTGCAACCAGCAGAACATATAGTTATTTGGCTACTGCAGATGGACAATCTAAAACATATACAATAACTATTAATAATGATTGGGATACTGGAAAATTTTTATTGAAATCGTATGTTAAATTGATTCTATAAAAAACGATATTAAACAGATAAAAACTTCACTTGAGACTTTGTTAAAATAGTCTTGTATTTTACATAAATATGTTTGTATAAACCTAAATAAAACTATGCCAGCAGTTATACGAATAGGAGATACTTCAACAGGACATGGGTGTTACTCGCCAACTCTTTTAGAGTCTACTCCTGTGCAAAAGACATATTTTAATGGTAAATTAGCTGGAGTAATAAATTCAGAATGTCAGTATGTAGCCCATACTTGTGGCTTAGTAACACATTCAGAGGAAGAAAGATCTCCATCTAGCGGAGCTAGAAAGACTTATATAGAAGGAAATCTAGCTGCTAGAATTGGAGACGATATTGTTTGTGGAGATGCTTGTGGGCAGGGTTCTCCCAATAGTTTCATAGAATAGATATAAATAACTAAATGGCACGCAACACTAGAACTTTTAAAGATATAGACCTTAATTTTACTGCTCATCCAGTTACGGGAGACGTAGCTATAAAGTATGATGAAGCAGCGATTAAGCAATCTGTACGTAATTTAATACTAACGCAAAACTACGAGCGACCTTTTCATAGTGAAGTAGGATCTCAGGTTTTAGCTTCGTTGTTTGAGCCTGCTGGACCTCAAACAACTATTATGATTCAAAGATCTATAGAAAACGTAATAGCTAACTTTGAACCAAGAGCTCAATTAATTTCTGTAACAGTTACACCAAATATTGATGGGAATGAGTATAATATCTATATCGTATTTAAAGTAATTAATACAGAATCACCAGTAACTATAACTTTTACTCTTAAGAGAACACGTTAATGGCTAATAAAAGAATAAATGTCGCTGATTTAAGTTTCGATGATATTAGAGGTAATCTAAAATCATTTATGGAAGGGCAATCTGAATTTTCTGATTATAACTTTGAGGGATCAGGACTATCAGTATTATTAGACGTATTAGCATATAATACACATTATAATGCTCTATATACTAACTTAGCTGTTAATGAGTCTTTTTTAGATTCAGCTTCTAAACGAAGTAATGTAGTTTCTATTGCAAAATCTTTGGGGTATACTCCTCGCTCTGCCACTGCACCAAGAGCTGTTGTAGACGTTAGAGTTACTTCTACCTCTTCTACACCTGCAACATTAAATCTTCCAAAATATTCCACCTTTACTACTACTATATCTGGACAGTCCTACACTTTTTATACTATTGAGGACTATACAACATATTTGGATGGATCTCAATATCTTTTCCAAAATGTAAATATTAGAGAAGGCACACAACTTTCTTTTAAATATACTGCTGCGGCAGGACAAAGATATATTATACCAAACGCAGGAGCTGATTTAGCAACACTAACTGTTCAAGTTCAAGAATCAGCAGCTACAGGTTTATATAGAACATACAGCGAAGGTAGTAATATATTAGGTCTAACATCAACCAGCGAAGTTTATTTTGTAAAAGAAATAGAAAATGAATTATATGAAGTAGTTTTCGGTGACGGAACTATTGGTAAAGCACTATCAAATGGTAATGTGATAACTTTAAATTATATTGTAACAAATAAAGATGCAGCTAATAGCGCAAAATTATTTACATATACTGGTGCTTCTCTAATCGGTGGAACTGTAACAGCTAGTACTGTTTCTGCGGCTTCGGGTGGAACAGATATTGAAGACATAGAAAGTGTTCGATTTAATGCTCCTCGACATTACTCAACACAAAACAGAGGAGTTACTAGTGAAGATTATAAGAGTTTAATTACTGAAGAAGTTTCTAATGTTGAAGCTGTTAGTGTTTGGGGAGGAGAAGATAATGATCCTCCAGTTTATGGTAAGGTATACTGTTCGATTAAACCAGTAGGAGCTACTGCACTTACCGCAGTACAAAAGTCTCAAATAATTACTGAGGTACTAAAACCAAGAAATGTTGTTTCTATTACTCCAGAAATTATTGACCCAGAGTATATTCACGTAGCTGTAAACTCAGCAGTTTACTATAACCCAAGATTAACTACTCGCTCAGCTGCAGATATTAAGGCTATTGTAGAAGGAGTTATACAAGATTATAATACTACAGATTTAGAAAAATTTGATAGTGTATTTAGAATTTCAAAACTAAGCAGACTAATAGATGCAAGCGATCCAGGAATAGTAAGCAATATTACAAAAGTAACTCTTCACAAACCAATTTCTCCAGTTTATGGCGTAGATTCACAGTACAAGTTTAACATTATTAACCCAATATACAGTTCTGGACAACCAGAAGATAGTATTACTACAACTCCGTTTTATATGCATGGAGATGCAGATAATGAATACTATATTGATGATGACGGTAAGGGAAATTTAAGATTATATTATCTAGTAAGCGCAACAGAAAGAAATTATGTTAATAACAATATAGGAACTGTTACTTACTCAACAGGAACAATTAATGTTCCAACATTAAACATTACTACTCTTGGAATTGGAGTTACTGAGTTTAAGTTCTTTATTAAACCTTCTTCTTACGATGTTGTAACTGCTCGCAATCAAATCTCAGTTATATTAAATGACGAGATAACAGTCAGTGTAATTACTGACTCCTTCTCGCTTGGTAATACAGGCGGCGGAACAAACTACACGTTTACAACCAGTAGATCATAATGGCGACAATTAAACCAAATATATCGACGATTGTAGCAAGGCAACTTCCTGAGTTTATTCGGGATGAATACCCTTCATTTGTTTCATTCGTTGAAGCTTACTATGCATATTTGGACGCCAATTATAATGGTAGAAACATTGAAGATTATAGAAATTTAGATGAAACTGTTGATAGTTTTATTCAGCAATTTAAAAACGAGTTAAATGTACTTGCTGAACAGTCTTTTCCAAACTATGTTAATCTAAATGAAAAAGAAACCATCATAAGAAAAGCCAAGCAGTACTTTTCTGCTAAAGGTAGTGAAGCTGCATATAAGTTTTTGTTTAGAGCTTTATATGGTAAAGAGGTAGAAATTTATTATCCTTCTGAATCAATTTTACGAGTTTCAGATGGAAAGTGGCAACAAGATCTTTCTTTTTATATTAGTTTAACTACAGGCGATCCTTTTAGCTTAGTTGGTAAGATGGTTGATGTTTATAATTCTGATGGATTACTAATCGTAACAACCTTTGTTGAACGAGTTGTAGAAACAAATATTGGAATTTATGAAGTTTTTGTACAAAGATATACAGGCACTGTTTCAATAGGAGATACCTTAAAATACTCTACTACGTTTGTTGGTACTTTATTGGGAACTATTGTTCGTTCTGAAATATTAAATGCGGGAGCAAACTTTACCGTTGGTCAAATTTTTGATATAAACTCATCAGAGAGTTCAGGAGCTAAACTTAAAATAACACAAGTTTCTTCTTCTGGCGCAATACAAAAATATAAAATTATTGCTTTCGGATATGGGTACGTACGTAACTTTACCGTAAACTTAAATCCAACTTTAGCATCGTTTATCGATCCTTCTCCAATTTCAGTATCTCGAAATGGTGTTGAACAATTTAATGTTCCAAGTAATACGTATACTCAAGGAGTTTCTGAAGCTGGATATATTATTAATCCAAACTATTGGGAAACAGATTATTCAGATGCATTATATTCAGGAACAGTTTTAGGTGGATTTACAGATTCGTATACATTTATTTCTGATACTAATAATATTGCAACTTTAAAGTTTTATACTGGAGCAGTTAACACATATCCAGGATACTATTCCAAAAACGATGGGTTTATTTCAGATGCTATCTTTATTCAGGATAGTAGATATTATCAAGCTTATTCGTATGAAATCAGAATTGACGAACTGCTTTCTAGTTATAAAGATTTAATAAAGTCGTATATACATCCAACTGGAACAGCATTATTTGGTAATTATAAGATTACAAATGTAATAGATTTAGGTACAACTTTATCTCCAA